GCTACGGAGATGTCAAAGGACATCCCCTCTAAGTAAAAAGGAGAAACTGAACTATGATGAACTTTTGGAAGAAACCCCTGCCCGTTATCCCTGTGGTTGAGAAACCTGAACCACCGTTTACTGTACTCGATCTTGACAAGGCCTATGCTGAAAAGTATGGGCCACAGACCAAGAGTTACAGTGCCTATCTTGCTGATGTGCTATCACCAGTGACGCTTACTCGCTACGAGTTGATTGTACGAATAATGATTACTAAGAATGGTCATGTGTTTAGTGAAGTGCAATCGTTCTGGGATCTTGAATTCCGGTATCACGGACTGCAGGGCACTGACCACCTCGAGGACCTTCAGTACACAATCTCACAACAGTACCTACAGAAGTACGAGACTGAGCTACTGAAAGTTGACCGCATCTACTTACGCAGACCGTGGGTTCAGTACTCAGTACAGAAACGCGAGGTAGTGATAGGTAGTCACGAAGTACCCTCAACGATAGTACTAAACTACAACGGAGAGAGACGCACAGTCACCAAGATCGCTGATGAGGTGTTTGAGATTAACGGTAACGGCGAACTCATTGACACTGAAGGCGTAGTGATGACAGTAGTTGACTGGTGGACTGAGAGAAAGCTTGGTGCACAAGTACCACTTGGTAAGAACTCATCGGACATCTTCTACGTAAGAGACCCGCAGACACTGGCCAAACAACTCACTGAAGCACTCAACAACATGAAACATCACACACGGTACTCAACAAAGTCTGAGTACGAGTTCACACTCAAGTCTTGGAGTGGTGTAGAGGAGAATGAATAATGACAGAGACACACTTCCGCTGGGACTTACGGCATTGGCCAACAGTCGAGGCGTTTGCTAAACACTTATCACTCCATGACCCAAACATAGCAAGCTGGGCTGAGGGAGTAGTCATTCATCACACATGGAGACCAACCGAGGACACTTGGAACGGACCAATGACAATGACTGCGATTAAGAACTACTACCACAAACAACTTGAATGGGATTCCGGGCCACACTTGTTCTTAGCAGTTGGTTCGAAGAATCCTAATCACGATGGTATCTGGCAGATGACTGCGCTAAACGAGACTGGCATTCATGCTGGTTACGAGTGGAACCGCAAGTCATGGGGTATTGAGGTTGTAGGTAACTTCGACCTTAAGCCATGGTCGCCTGAACAACAAGAATTAGTCTACGGCGTTACTCTGTCATTACTGAGATGGCGTGGTATTGTACCAAGCAAAGAGTCAGTGATTGGCCACAGAGAAGCACCGAGTAAGAAGACATGTCCGGGTAAGCAAATCGACATGAACAAAGTCCGTGCTGACCTAGCATCAAGATATTAAGGAGGTAAACATGATTAGTAAAACAAAGCCAAAGATCGCTATCGGTACTCTTATCGGTGATGTGATTGTTGACGCAATTGGCCAACAGTGGTGTACGACTGAAGTAAACAACGAGTTCGAAGGACACGTACCGGGGCTTTACCTCTGGTACAGAAAGTCCAGCCGGTCTACTTGGGAACAAGTACTTCACTTACCAGACGCAACTGGGAAGTTGACTGAGGTAGACAAGATGCTACTGATCACTGCGAAGAATCACAAGATTAACAAAGAATACGGTTTTAGACTTATCGAGTATGTGTACGAAGAAGAGACTGAAACGAACTAAGTGGTACGACATCGTGCCACTTGTATGCACACTACCTACAGGAGGTCCACGATGTCGCCAACAGACTTAACTTCATTGGAAGTTGCATTAACGCGAGTTGAAGCAACAATCATCAATCGGTTAGATGACTTGGTACGCAGAGTCGATGGGTTCGAAAGAAAGATCGACAAGCACCAAACACAAATCATCGAACTTGAGAAAGAAGTGTATCTGTGGAAAAGAATCGCCGCTATTGTCGGCATAGCTTTTCCCTTGTTACTCAAATACGTTATACCATAAGGAGAACACACATGAAGAAATGGTACGAGTCACGAACGATCTGGGTTAACGTACTCACACTACTCGCCCTTATCCTTGGTGCTATCGCTCAATGGCCAGAGCTACAGCAGTACTCACCGCAGGTACTTGGGGCACTCAGCATCATCAACATTGTACTGAGGTTTGCTACCACGGTAGGCGTTAAGTAAGATGCCTAGACCGCAGAAGTCAATCACACCATTGACTGAGCAAAAGATACGAGACCTCATCAATGCAGTTGAAGGACTAGGCACACTGAAAGCTGCCTGTGACTACATCGGTATTGACCATGGTACAGTGAACCATCTACTGAAGGTACGGCCAGACCTAGCAGTAGAGATGAATGCGGCCAGAGAGCGGGGTAAGTTAGTCTTACTCGATACGCTTGAATCAGTGGCCATTGAGAGAGCAAAAGAAGGTAGTGACATACTGCTGATGTTCCTCATCAAGAAACTAAATCCAGAATACAGGGAGAGCTATCATGTTACTACCAGTAACACACCCACAGACTACGTCCTCGACCTCTCCTTGCCTAACGATCAAACACACAACGCAGACGGAACCACAACGACAATTCTGGATGGATGATGCGAGGTTCCGCCTGTTCGTTGGTGGTAGAGGTAGTGGTAAGACAAGAGGTGGTGCAATCGAAGCACTGAGACAACCTGCTGGAAGTGTAGGACTGATTGCTGCTCCTAACTACCCAATGCTTAGGCTTGGAGCTATGGAGACTGTTCTACAGTTAGTAGCACAAGCAGGTATCGGAGTGTCTTGGAATAAGACTGAGAAAGAACTAGTACTACTCGGTAATCGCAAGATTATCTTTCGTTCAGCTGACGACCCGGCTAGTTTCCGTGGTGCTAACGTTGGTTGGTTTTGGTTAGACGAAGTAGCATACATGCAACCAGAGGTGTGGGAAACAATCGTACCAACATTACGGTACGCACCCGGCCGTGGTTGGGCTACTACGACTCCTAAGGGTAAGACATGGGTCTACGATCTGTGGAATACTGATGACCCTGACTACAGTGTGGTAACATCCTCATCAAGTCAGAACATCTTCTTACCATCACACTACATCAACACACTCAAGCGAGCGATGACTAGTGACATGTACGAGCAAGAGGTTGAGGGTCGGTTCATTGATCCGATTGGCCAATTGTTCAAGCGAGACTGGTTCAAGAGAGTAGACAGAGCACCAGACAATTTGAAATGGTATCGGTATTGGGACTTAGCCGCCAGTACCAAGACCTCAGCAGACTTCACAGCGAGTGTGAGGATTGCGTTTGCACCTGATGGTACATTGTACATTGATAAAGGAATCCACGTTAAGGCTGAATGGCCAGACGTGAGAAAGCTTATCATTGAGACTGCGATGAACGAACCAGACGTGCAGCTGGGAATCGAAGAAGCACTACACGGACTTGCCGCTGTGCAGGAGCTTCGTAGAGAACCACAGTTACAAGGGTACTCACTCAAGGGTATTCGTGTTGACAAGGATAAGCTAAGTAGGGCCATGCCGTGGGCATCACTAGCCGAGGAAGGAAAGGTTTGCATAGTTACAGGTGGATGGGTGAAAGAGTACCTCGATGAGGTCATGTCATTCCCATCAGCAAAACACGATGACTACGTAGACGCGACTTCAGGGGCCGTTGCTATGGCGAAAAAATCTAAGATACAATGGGGGTTTGCCTAATGCCAATTACTGGTTACCCGGGCTGGGTTGACAAGCTGCGAAATAGCGAAGGAGTTTACGGAACGATCGAGGCGTACAACGCAGTTCCGATGCTGTACCGCTGTGTTAACTTACGTGCTGATGCACTAAGTTCAGTACCATATTCACTTTACCGAAAAGGCGAGGAAGTGCAGTGGCCATGGAAACAACACTTACCACAACTCATCAAAGAGACTGAGAGAAGTTTGTTGTTGACTGGTGCCGCTTACTGGCTCAAACTTTACCGAGGACGGGTACTCACTGGATTCCAATTCTTGAATCCGACCACGATGTCCGTTCACTTTGATGAAACTAAAGCACGGCCCGGCAATCCTTGGGCTGGTGTTACCTTTATCCAAACCATTCACGGCAAGCAGTATGGTCCTTGGACAATTGACGATGTTGTGTATTTCAGAGAACCATCATTGACTGACGAGATCGGCCCCGGTATTCCTCCCGCTCGTGTTGCACTTCAGTCAGCACAATTAGGACATTACCTCGAACGGTTTGTCAGCGTGTTCTTTGAGAACGGTGCTCAGCCTGTTACCATCATGAATCTCCCTGAGAACATGGATGACAACGAGTACAAGCGGTTCACTACTGAGACCAACAGTCGCTTTAGCGGTGTTATCAACGCATTCCGCTGGTTGTTTGTTCGTAGCCAAGACCTGAAGGTCACTACGTTAACACCACCGATCGAGTCACTCATGCTTCCTGAACTTCAGGAGAGAGCGGTAACGCAAGTGGCCATGACACTCGGTGTACCTAGAACAATGCTTGAAGCCAGTGCCGCTAACTACGCTACTGCTGATTCAGACAGACAATCATTCTGGAGAGAGACAGTTATTCCTCGCTTATCACTGTACCAACAAGTACTGAACGAGTTGCTGTTCCATCCATTACAGTACGAACTCTACTTCAACCCAGAAGCCCTTGACGTGATGCAAGCAGACGAAGCCCAGAGAGCTGGGTCACTCTTGCAACTGGTTCAAGCGGGCGTTCCGTTAAGAGGTGCTATGAAGATTCTTGGGTACGATGGTATCGAAGAAGCCCTTGGCCCTGAAGAGGAAGAGTTGCCCGTACCTGAGTTACCTGAACAACCACCTGAGGAACCACCTCCACCACCACCCACTGACGAGACTGTTGAGGGCGATACAAGCGAGACAGTAGACGAAGAGGATGTTGAGTTGAAGAAGGTGAGAGATACTGAGTGGTCATTATTACAGAAGAAGATTGAGCGACGCATCAAGGCAGGTAAGTCACCTGAGTGTGCGTTCGATGGTAAGGCTATCAGTCAAGATGAGGTCAAGTCAGTAATGGCCAGACTGAGTGATGAAACACGAGTTAATGACTTGCATGACATCATCCACGAAGTCAAGGCTATCGGTGACTTAACTCCGATCGAGAGAGCACTCTACGATAGGATTGTGGCTGAGATGGACAAGCGGGGTAAACAGTGGGCCAGACAAATCGTAGCAGGTAAGGAAGTCATTCCTACACTTGTTGATGTGATTGCCCCTGCACTGCAAGTTCAGTTAGGTACCTACATGAGAAAAGAACTTGACCGCTTAGGCAAAGAGTTCGTTCCATTTGATGATGCTGTACTGACTGGCCGTGTTGATGACTGGTTGTCGGACTACGTTCCCGTTACCACAAGCAAGATCGATGAGACAAGTGCTGAGCGTGTACGTCAAGTAATCAACACGTACCGACAGACACCGGGCATGACCATTGACGATGTGACTGAATTACTCAGACCTACGTTCGATGGTTCACGAGCTGCCATGATCGCAGTAACGGAGATGACCCGGGCGAGTACTCAAGCAGTCAACAACTACCAAGAGTACTTGACTGAGAACGGCATTGAGACAACGATGTACTGGTCAACCCAGAACGATGAGATCGTTGATGAATGTCCGGTCTGTTCACCACTGCACAACGTCCCTCGTGATGAGTGGCCTGATTACTTACAAGATGGTCCTCCCGCTCATCCTCGCTGTCGCTGTACCACCTACATCACTACGAGAAAGGTGAAGCGATGAAGATTGAATTAAAGATGACTGACCTAGGTCTTGAGAAATACGCTCAACTGACTGAGGTCGTATCGATGGCACTTGCTAATGAGGTAATGGCCTCGCTTAAGCAAGATATCCCTAGACCCCCAACACCGGGTAGTATGCAGTTCAAGACGGACAAGCAACGCAAGTACGTCATGGCCGCTATTGCTCGTGGTGATATTACCGTACCATACCGCAGAGGCTCAGCCAAAAGTGCTGGCAGTGAATCACTCCAGAATGCTTATCGGGTCAACAAAGAGGGTACCACGGTAACGCTGACCAACGCTGCTTCCTACGTGAACTTCGTTATCGGTAACAACCAAGCAAGCATTCACAAAGGAAGATGGAAGACTGCGGCAGAAGCAGTCAAAGAGCTGTTAGAGGCTGGCGTGATTGATCAATTAACTAAGACTGCTATTGATGAGATAGCAAACGGAGGTACTCAATAATGGAACACCCAATTTGTTTATTTGTGGATATCGATGGTACGTTGGCCAAATACCCTGACCCTATGCCGATGACGGATGAGGAGTGGGACACTTACTTCGCTACTGCTGAAGTTAACCAAGAAGTTGTGAACTATGTGAAAGAGTTGCAAACAATTGCAAATCATTCGTACATACTCACAGCTCGCAACGTTGACTACTGGGACCTGACCATGCGGTGGGTTAGTCAAACCGGACTGCACTTTGATGGGTTCATCATGCGTGGTCGTGGTGATGCAGAGACACCAGCATCAGTCATGAAGTACCGTGTGCTGAAGAGTTATGCGGAGGACCACCCTGATTCAAAGTTAATACTGATCGATGACAATGACGTAACGCGATTTGCCGCACACTTACTCGGTGTGAACACGGTTGATCCAAGAACACTAGACAAGGAGGATGACGATTAATGCCATACTCAATAATTGAAACAGATGACGGCCAATACTGTGTGTACAAAGACGGTGACGAAGAGCCGATGCACTGTTATCTGGAAAAAGGCGATGCTCATGCGTACTGGGTTGCGTTAACCCTAGCGATGATAGAGGAAGAGAAGAACGACCCAGCCATGAAGCAGTCCTACATACCGCCTGTTGAGGTAGCAGAGAACGCCCGCCTTGCTCTTGAAGTTCGTGAGTCAAAGCCAGAAAGCCAGAGAGGTATGACCGCTGTTGGTTTGGCCAGAGCACATCAGTTAGCATCACGGTCACCGGTAAGTCTTGAAACAATTCGCCGAATGATTTCTTACTTCGCTAGACACGAGGTAGACAAGCAAGGTGGATCATGGGAAGAGCAAGGGCCGGGGTGGCAAGCGTGGTACGGTTGGGGTGGTGACGAAGGTCGTGACTGGGCACTCGAAGTTCTTGCTGAATACGAGGAAGAGATGACTGAGGCAGAAGAGGAAGTCGAAAACAATGACGAGTCCTTAGACCCAGATCTCCGTTTCGCAGAGATTAAGAACGAGACCGAGCCAACGTGCTCTTGTGGCCAATGTGGTCGCAAAGATACTGCGGTGCTCGAGTCGCAACCTAACGAACAACCGACTGAAGTTAGCGAAGAGGTCAAGGCCTACGTTCGCAACTTACTAAGGAGAATGAGATGAAACATTCTGTCAAAGCAATTGGTGATTACGTGTTAAAGGGTCGTGGTATCGTTTACGGTACTTCAGACCTGTATGATGACATGTTCACAAAGGACACTGACTTCGGCGATACTCGCTCGTTTGTCGGTATGCCTGTTTACTACAACCATGCACTCGGTGGACTGAAGAGTCAGATCGGAGTTGTGAAAGCATGGGTTCCCGACGATGAGGGTATCGAGGTAGAAATCGAACTCGACCGTCGTCACAAGTACATCGAGCAAATCTGGGAACTTGTTGAACAAGGTGCGCTCGGTTTGAGTACTGGGTCAATGTCACACTTAGTTGTGCGTGAACCAGTCAAAGGTGGGTTCGAAATCAAACGATGGCCAGTGGGTGAGATCAGTCTCACACCAACTCCGGCTGAACCCTCAACATTCACTGAAGCTAAGAACCGAAAGGTAAAGGCTGCGAGCAAGGCTGCGGCAATTACGGGGTCTAGCGATATTACACCGGAATCACCGGTAATCCCGTCCATTAAGGACAAATCAATTCAATTTGTTACAGGAGATTTTATTACTATGTCTGACATCAAGAATCAAGTTAAAGAGGCCATCACTGAGTTGGCCGGTGAGCCAGTTGAGGGCGGTGTTCTTGCCGCACCTGCTACCAAGAGTGTTACGAGCCGTGGGTTCAGCAACGAGCCTATGGAGGCCTTCCGTCACTACCTCAAGACTGGTGAGGTTATCAAGGCTGTCATCAACGAAGGTACGACCAACGAGGGTGGCGTCGCTGTTCCGAAAGAATTGATCCCAACGATTGTTGGTCGCCGTGACGAGTTGTCACTGCTCGGTCAGTTCAACTTCCGCCGTTTCACGACTTCGGTCCGTCAAGTAGACATTCCAGTGCAGGACGCTAAGGCTGATTTCGCTGTGGTTGCTGAGTCGGGTGCTGCCAATCAGGATGAGCCTGACTTCGCTAACAGCCGCACCATCACGGTGTACCGCTACAACATGCTCATGAAGGTCACGAATGAGTTCTTGGCTGACCAACAGGCCAACTTCGATCAGTTCATCACTGAGGAAATTGCCCGTGCTTACGCTCGCTTGGTCAACAACTACATCATCAACGGTACTGGTTCAGGCCAGCCTTACGGTATCTTGGCCCGTGCCACGACTTCAGAGACCTTGGCCGCTGTTGCTGGCTTGGACTTCGCTGATGTGTTGAACATCATGCACAAGCTTCCTTCGGCTTACGACGAGGCTGGTTCAACCGGCTGGATCATGCGTAACGCGACCTTGGGTGCTATCCGTGCGTTGACCGGTGACTATCCTCAGTTCCGTCCTATGGTGAACGGTACTGCTAAGGACCTCGAGGGTTATCCTGTTGCGTTGAGTGACAAGATTGCCGCTCTCGGTGCTTCGGCCAAGCCAATCATCTTCGGTAACATGAATGAGTATGCTTTCGTTGAGAATGCTACCATTGAGGTTGTCCGCAATCCTTACTTGTACATGGCCAACAACCAGACGGGTATCTTCGTGAACGTCCGCTGGGGTGGCGATGTCCTCCAACCAGAGGCCTTCGTTTACGGCGTAAACCCAGCCTCATAGTCCTAGTTAGCTAACAAAATACACGGGGGTAGTAGTGCACTGCTGCCCCCATCTGGAGGTACTTAATGAAAGTAAAGGTATTAAAAGGTTACGTCTACGTTGCACCGAATGGCCGTCTTACGCCTGTGCATAAGGGTCAGGTAATCGACGTAACCAAGGCTGAGGCAGAAGGACTGATTGCTCGGGGACGTGCTGTTGCAGTAGAGACCGAGGCTAAGCCTGTCTTGCCTAAGAAGAAGGTGGTCTAATGGCTTACGCTGATTTAGCAGACCTTAAGGTTTATTTGAAAATTACATCCAATTCAGAAGACACGATGCTCGAACTTATGCTGGATGCGGCAACAGAGATGATTGATACTGTGTGTCATCGCCGGTTTGCTCCGCCTCAAGGGCAGGGTCAAGGACAGCATGATGAGACCTTCAAGTTCACACCCTTATCGGAGCGATCTGAAGGAAACTTGCTTGACGACTACACGATGAATCTCGGTATGGACTTACTCAGTCTAACTAGTATTACCAATGGCGATGGTACACCAATCCCAGTGAGTGGAGTAGTCTTACTACCATCCAACACCACACCTGCGAACATGATTCGCATCAAGTCCTCGTCTGGGTATTTCTGGACGTACATAGAGAGTCCTGAAGAGTCAGTGTCAGTCACTGGTCGCTGGGCTTTCAGTGAGCATCCGCCCAAGAACATTGAAGTAGCCTGTCTGCGCTTAGCTGGTTATCTCTACAAGCAACGCGAGTTAGGACCAGACAGTGACAGAGCGGTACTCAGTGCTGACGGAGTGGTGTTAGCTGCACCCAAGATCCCGGGTGACATCTTGACAATACTTGCACCGTACATACGGAGGTCGTAATGTCAAGTAACTTACCGCAAATTATCACTTCTTTAGCAGGTATGACTGTATCGGGTTATCCCATGACGGTGTACCACGGATCGGGTTTGTTAAACTCAATAGAAGTAGCTGACTTGCCCGCAAGAGTCATCAACACCATCGGAATACAAAGCAACCGAACAAGGGCAAAGACTCTCGGTGGTGCAGGTCATGTAATGCAAACTACGTGGACTATCACTGATGTTGCACTACTTAGACCAGCCGCTATGGGTATCGGACTTAGCGATATTGCTGAAGATATGACTGCATACATGGCTAACTACCATCAGTCACTTCGCAGTATTGTGGGGTCAGGCTGGGTAGTTATCGATACCTCGGTTCGTGGTCAGGTACTGGAGTGGCCACAATCGTCAGGGCGGTTCTACGACGCAGTAGCCGCTACTATTACCTTCAGTGAATTTATTCAATAGGAGAATTATTTATGGCACAAACTACAACCATGATTACTGGTGCCGCCGCTGTGGTATCAATCTGGGATGCTAACGCTACTACCCCTGCGTATGTGGACATCAGCGGTTCGTCTCAGGCTATTGAGGCTGCTACTGTTTCGTACCTCAACTCAGACAACTACACCTTCACTGGTGATGGTCCGTTGACGTTGTTGGGTAAGAACGAGCCTGTGGAGATTACGGTAAACATTTACTACACGGAGACGGCCACTGAGGCTTTCGAGATTATCCAGAAGATGTTTGCTGAGAAGGATTCCACCAAGATTAAGTGGCAGTTGGCCGGTTCTACCGGTTCAACCTTCGAGACTGGTTTTGGTAAGATCGTTTCGATGGATTACCCCGGTGCTGAGGCTGACTCGGGTGATGGTATCATGGCAAGCTTTGTCTTGCGTGCTCCGTCAATCACCTACACCTAGTTAAACGCAAGTAGTACGCTGGGCATCCGTACTACGCTGAGATAAGGACTGAGTGTCCTAGATGCCCACACAATCTCAACCATTTAGGAGAATTCATATGAATTACACCGTGAACGCTGATAACTTGACTATTCGTGACATTATTGCGCTACAGGAAGCAGGTGGTGACTTGCGTAAGCTTATTCCGATCTATGAGAAGGTACTCGTCCTCGAAGACGGTGCTTCAGTTCTCGATCTTCCTGCCAAGCATTTGAAAGTAATTGCTCAAGCTATCGTAGCTGAAATGACCGACGACGCTAACTTGGGAAAATCCGGAAAGCGGTGACGGAGCATCTTTGGACAGGTGCCGAGCCTCCGCTTGAGTACATAGAATTACTAATGTGCCGTGATGTGTATCACTGTCCACCCAGTCAACTGCCTCCGTGGAATGTTCTCAAACAACACATGGCCATGATGACTGCTGAACAGAGGGTAAGAGACCGGCAAAAAGCGAGGAAGAATGGCAGAAACAGTCGTAATTAATTTTGTAGGAAATGACGAACTCACTCCTACAATCAAAGAAGTAAACACTCAAGCGGATAAGCTTGGGAAAAACATGGAGAATGTCTCCAAGAGTACTGAGGAGAGTCAGTCCAAGTTCTCAGCCCTTGGAGAGGTAGGTATCGGTGCACTGAGAGGTCTTGGTGAGGCTGCTCTCGGTATTGCCGGTAACATCGGTAGTGCTGTTGTTGGTGGTATCGGTGACTTCTTCGGTTCAGCAATACAAGGGTCCATTGACTATCAAAACGTACTGGCTCAGACTGAGGCAGTTATCGAATCAACAGGGGGTGCCGCTGGGTACTCAGTAGAACAAATGCAAGAACTGGCCAGCTCAATGAGTGCGGCTGAAGGTATGTCCCTTTTCCCAGATGACGCTATTCTTAGTGCCCAAAACGTACTCGCGACTTTCACCAAGATCGAAGGAGTTCAATTCGCAGGGGCTACTCAGGCCGCTCTTGACATGGCTCAAGCTCTTGGTACAGACCTGAACGGTGCTGCTATGCAAATGGGTAAAGCGTTGAATGACCCTGTTAAAGGATTGACTGCGTTGTCCCGTGCTGGTGTGTCGTTCACTGCTGAACAGCAAGCCATGGTTGAGGCCATGGTTGAATCAGGTGACGTAGCAGGTGCTCAAAACTTGATTCTTAATGAAATGGCGGTCCAGTTCGGTGGTAGTGCCTTGAAGGCCACAGAGACCTTTGAAGGTAGTATGATACTGCTTAGCGAGGGCGTTGAGGGTGCTAAGGGTGCTATCGGCGATGCGTTACTTCCAGTCTTAACACGGTTCACTAACTTAGCCATCTCTTTCCTGTTACCTGCGCTTACTGACATCCTTGCAGGATTCGGTGAGTTCATTAACAACCTTGATTGGGATGCAATCATCGCCGCTGTGAGTGGTCTTATCCAAGGCTTTAGTGGTATGGTTAGCAACATTGACTGGGCTAGTATCTTTGCCGCTATGAGTGCTTTTGGTGATTTCCTTACCTCGCAGTTACCTGCTGGTATGGCAATAGCTACACCGATCATTGACATACTGAAGAACTCATTCATGAACTTCTTCTCGGTTATCACAGGTCCCGCTATGCAGTCTGTTATTGGTAGTATCACTGGGTTTGTAACACTTGTTGCTACCTTGATTGGCGGTCTCCTCGTTGCGCTCGCTCCTGCGTTTGCACGTATGGGAGAAGTCTTCGCACAAGCAGTGCCCGTTATTGCCATGGTTGGTGAGGCTATCATGAGTACACTGAACAGCCCTGAGGTACAGTCCGCATTCACGAACATCACCACACTTGTCGGTGTTGTTGGACAGATTCTTGCTGAAGTAGCGAGCATCGTGGTCAGTGTGTTTGCCTACGCATTCCAGTTTGTTTGGCCAATCATCGACCGTGTTGTTAAGGACATCGGTGGTGTGATTAACGTCGTCGTTCCTGTCATTCAAACAATACTCCAGAACTTGCTGAAGTTGCTTAAGGGTGATTTCACAACTGTATGGAATAACATTAAGACTGCAATTAGCAACGCTTGGACTGGTATCAAGACCGCAGTGCAGACAGGTATCGACGGCATTAAGACCCAGTTGACCGGGTTGATTAACAGTGCTGTCACCTTTGGTAGTGACTTGGCCAGTGGTATTGCAAAGGGTATCTCGAATGGTGCTAATGCAATAGCCAATGCGGCTAAGGATGCGGCCAAGAATGCTCTTGAAGCAGCGAAGGACTTCTTAGGTATTGCGTCACCCAGTAAGCTGTTCGCAAAGGACATTGGTCAACCAATCGCACAAGGTATCGCACAAGGTATCTTGAGTGGTGCTGGTGAGATTGCTGGTGCGGTAAACGCGACTACGGCCGCTTCTGCTACGGTAACTAACTCAACTGTACAGAACTACTACCTGACTGCGAACTACGCTACTACTCAGAGTGAGTCAACTCTCCGTAACGATCTCAGAGGACTTCAATTACTTTCAGGAGCAATTTAACATGGCAGATTCATTCTTACTTCGGTACACAGCTCGCAGTACTACGTACACACTGAGTGCGTACGACCTTACTTCAGGCCTTGACTTTAATTATCTCGGTGACCAGAACTTCGGTATGGCTCCTGTACGGCGAATAACCGTGCGGGGGCCTTTGCAGGACGGTGACTCGGACATTGATTACCGCTTAGAACCAAGAGTACTTCAGTTACCGTTCATCATCGAAGTACCCGGCGGTACTGGGCAAGAAAAATGGACTCATTACCAGATCCGTGAGAAACTCTTAGGAATATTCAGACCGAATGACCGTGGTGTACTGAATATCAGAATTACAGGTGGTACTGGGTTACTGGCTGAGCGTAGTATCTCAGTCACGGTTCTCGGTGGACTTACTTTTGACGTAGACCCAACTGAGTATCATGTGCGATTTGTTGTGCAGTTACGTGCTGATAACCCAACATGGTACAACCCAACAGTAAGTAACTTTACCTACGATGATGCGTACATTGGATCGTTTCGTACAGTCACAACAAGCGGTAACTACTTTGTCTACCCGCACAACATCCGTATCAATGGTCCGATCACGAATCCCTTAATCAATAATGCCACTACTGGTAAATCAATCCAAATTAACGCAACAATAGCCGCCGGTGATTACTACTCACTAAATCTAGGCTACGGTATCAAGACAGTGAAGGATAGCTTAGGTAATAACAAGGTAGCCACAGTCGATCCTACAACAGACTTAGCAACATGGGCACTAGCTCCGGGTGCTAACATCATCGCAATCGGTGGTACTGGTACAGCATCAACATCAGATACCTTGTTTCAATGGTATGACACCTACATCGGTGTTTAGGAGGTAAACATGGCATTAGAGTATACGATTGTTTTGGCCAACACTTCGGGAGTTACCCAGACGATTGCGGTAGACTTCCTTGAGTTGGCCATTACACGACAAAGCAACGCTCCGGATTTGGCGGTGTTTGCTTTTAATGGAAATTCAAACAATGTGCAGTACCTTATTCAGGGGTACTTTGTAGCGATTTACCGTAGCGATGTTGCTAACGGAATCCCGGCCTACCCCGAGTTCACTGGGTACATCGCACGTATTACGAGAACTCGTAATGACAAGGTGACTTACGTAGTGACTGCATTAGGGACAATGGCCTTACTTGCAACAAGAACAATTGCATGGAAAGCAGGTATTAACCGAAGAAGTAAATGGGTAGGCCAACCAGCCGAGACCATCCTGAAGGATATGTTCAATTACAACATCGGTTCTCTTGCAACAACAGCTAATGGTAGACTGTTGAACGGTAATGTCACAGGAATGTCAACCTCGGCCTCAACTGGTTCAGGCGTAGCACTTACGCTTGATGCCGCTTACGAGAACTTACTACAAGCCATGCAGAAGGTTGCGGACAGTTCAGACACATTCTTTACTCTCACCCAGACAGGACCCACCACCTTCTCGTTTGTGTATCGCTATCCGTACTTAGGGACTGACCGGCGGTCTAGTGTCACACTCTCAGTCGATAACGGCACACTAAGCGAGTTCATTATTGACTCTGACTTAATCTCAGACTTCAATGCTGTCATTGTCGGGGCTGACGGTGAGGGATCTGCCCGAAGAATTGGTATTCGCCCGCTTACTTTACCCACAGGGTTATTACTCCGTGAGTTCTTTACTGATTCCCGAAAGAGTAAGAAGGCCAGTCAAACACAACTCAATAACGAGGCTAACGCGATTTTGCGTAGGCAAGAGCGTAAAAGAGTTAAGTATGTGGCCAATGGGGTGTTGCAAAACGCTTCTCTGCGTTATGGGAGAGACTACTTTGTTGGTGATTACGTGTATATTGCTGAAGGTGGTGTTAAAGTACCTCAGGTCATTAATTCAGTCAACATTGATTACAAAAATAACGGGGAGGAGAACATAGATGTTGAATTCGTATCTCTCTGATGCTTTAGTCAGACAGCAAACAGTGGTTGAGCAGTTAAAGACTACTGATACCGTCGGTGCAGTGCTTACGGTGACCCGTGACGATGACCAAGCCATTACTACTGGTACCACTACTGTTGTCTGGCAACGTGAAATAAGAAATTATCAATATACGGTTCTAGCTGGTGGAGGTATTATCGTACCTGAGGCTGGGTGGTACTTACTCACATTTACGTGGAGAACATTGGCTAATCTTAATGACTTGCTTGTATTGTTTCGTAGGAATGGTTTAAACACAGTCAACGTTGCTACTCTCGGTGATACTAACAGATCGAGTGGTGCGGCAACTGGCGTGATGTACTGCAACGCAGGTGACACCTTGTCAGTGGCCGTTACACCCTCAGCAAACACAGACCTTATTGTGATTAATGAGTTCGCAGCTGCACCTTCACCAATACTCCACATTGTTCAACTCTCAGGACCAATAGGAGACTAATATGATTTACAAAATTTACATTCCTGTTGAGTTGCGGTATGTTTTCGCTGATGAGTACGGTAATTACTACGAGAATCCCACTGAGGAGACCGTTGAACAACCGTACACTCAGTCAGAGGCCATGAGTTTAGTACGATTAGAAAGAAATCGCCGTCTTACTGAGTCAGATTGGACTCAAATCGGGGATGCACCGATCAGTGAAGCAAGAAAACTGCAATTTCAGCAGTATCGACAACAACTTAGAGACATTACTGATGGATTTCAATGGAATGTCACCAAATGGCCCGTAAGTCCGTAACAATTTCAGTCGAAAACACCCTGAGCAATCGGGGTGTTCTTCTTTTTTGCCCTTTTTTCAGTCATCAACATATCAATAATGCGATTCTCAATGTGAATAATGCGATTCTTACCCCCATTTTCATAAACTTTTCTCATGAGGCCTATTCAAGAAAAAGTTTCAAAAATGGGGTAGAGAATCACATTCTTGACTGAAAAATCGCATTAATCGCATTTTCGAGGTAGTTGAGGACTGAGAAATGGGTAAGTGTATAAAAATAGGTGATAATAATAGAGGGATATTTTTTCACAGACCTCTCAAAAACACTGCGAAAGAGCAACTGTCACAAAATAGGTTATTATAATATAGGGATTATTTTATAATAAGACCTCAAAACACCGAAAACTAGGGAGTAGTTGCACTGGGTTTACTCAGTGACACAAAAACTGACAACTTAATGGTGCTAATAGTAGAGGGGGTATTTTTTCACTCTCTCATTAACTCAAAACAAACTAGGAGAAACAAAATGGCTGAAGTAAGATTACGTGTGATGATTGACCCAGATACTGCGGAGATCGTGTTCTTCCTCTACCCTGATGCAAAGGATGAGAACGAACTGGTTGTAGCAGACACATGGGACTACTGGACTGAGGATGGCGAGACAATTCCCTACTCACTGGTAGTAAGAATGGAAGTTGAGAATGATAAAGTGGTCCGGGCTGAGTTCGAGAAAGAGAAAGTCGCGTTCATTGACCCAAGTCAAACATTAGAGAATTATTAGAATTCATAGTATTTTGGGGGATTTTCGTACTCATACAGTACCTGTAACTACCCCAGTTTATTAGAGAATGCCCTAAATGACCGTGGATGGCCACTAAGTGACAAAATATTTTAGACAGTAGTGAGAGAGAAAAAAAAATCCTCTCATGAAACTAAAACTAAGGAGAACGACAATGGAAGAACAGTTAATCATCATTCAATGGGAAGTCAACGGAGATAAGTTGATGATTTCAGTAGAAACTGAGGAAGGCACGATGACCCACGAGATCTGGAAGGGTATCAACCCCGATGACTACGGCGAGATGGAAGTCTGGCTTGATGAAAACGGTGGTATTCGCTCATCAAAGACCTCGTAAAACCAAGTGACAAATAAATAAGGTATATAGTAGAGAGGTAAATTTTTCAAGCCTCTCTACTGATTCAAACAAAACAGGAGAAATGATATGAACATGACCGAACTTGAAAAGGAATTAGTAAGAGTACAGACTGAGAACACAACGGTTCGTGGCTTAAGCCATGATGTGCAGTTGTTAGAGATTCAAGCCAAGTACTTCAGAGCAAAGATTAAGGAGCAAACCGTAATGGTTCGCAGATTGGTCGCAATTAACACCGTAACTTTCGCAGTACTCATTACTGCTATTATCTTAATGACTTTCTAAGGAGAAGAACATGACACAAACACAACAGAAATACTACCCACGACTTTGGTGGCACAATGGAATCTACGAGCAAGGCACGAACGGTTACTTCTACACTACACAGAAGGAGTTCGGGTACTTGGTCGATCCTTGGAAGCCAGTCCAACTCAACCGCTACGATGAGGGTTACCAAGTATCGGAACTCAAGTTGGCGGTTATTCGCAGACGTTCGCAAGCATTCACGGAAGAGACGGTCAATGGCCAGCGCAAGATTGTGTGGATTGACCGACATGAGCGAGGTGGTAAGGGCTACCGCTACTACACCGAACTCCTTTGTTTCATGGATGGTTACGACGGTCTGGTTACCCTTAACTTAAAGGGTTTCACTGGTTCAGCATTCACTGACCGCTACAACGGTCTGTTGATACAGCATAAGCGCAACGTGAGAGACGCAGTACTACCCTCATGGGCCTACTGGATGCACTTACGAGCACCGATCAATCCTGATGGAAGTGTCCTGTACACTCCAAGCAAACAAGGCATCAACGCAACCCCACCGCAGTTAGTTCCTCAAGAAAAGGCAACGCCCGAGGAGCAAGAGAAACTCTTCGTAGGTAATGCACTTATGCGAGAAGGTTTCCGATTGTTCGACGAGACTGAGGAATGGCAAGCATACGCAAGAACAACGCAGGAGGACTTAGGCAGAGTATGGTAGTACAAAGAGTGTTCACCGATCGCCCACGATTGGCAGTTGACGTAGTTGATGGTAACTGCGGAGAACGAGTAGTGATTAGTGCTTACGAGAAGTTCTGGTTGGTTACTCAAATCAGTAACGAGTTCTTCTCACCAATACGGTCTGAGTGGTACACCACTGCAACTGAGGTACACGCCCGAGTAGTTCACTTAACGCGAGTACCGATACCGCTTGAGGCCTTTCAAGAAGACTTAGACCAATTAGAGTTTGTCTCACAGGACTTCCCGCAAGTCCCATAACACACAAGTGAAACGAGGGTGCAACAATTCCCGCTGTACCCTCGTCTAACAAAATAAAAAATACCTTACCTAAAATGGAGAACTAAAGAAATGGAGTACCATGCGACATACGACATGACAAGAGAGGAGTGCGAGACACTCCAACAAGAGCTTTACCTGATGATCATCAATCAACCATGCAGAAAAGATTGGCGAGAGTACATCAGACAAGCAGGGTGGGTAGAACAACACGAGAAGGGCGGTACGTTTAAGAGACTGACTAAGCCCAACAGTGCTGACCGAGAGTTGAGAGAGATGTGGAAGTTCAAGAGAAATGAGTACTATCGTTCGATCGAATGGGCCTACACGAGAAATCAATGCTTGATGGATGCCGACTTTGTTTGCAGTAAGTGTGGTGAACGAAACGCTACACAAGCACATCACCACGGTGAGACTGCTTCACTGGCCTACGGTAGACTTGGTAGAGGTCACGAAAACATCCTACACCCCAGCCTTAACGGCAAGAACCGCAAGAAACTTTCAGAGTACAACATCACCCCGATCTGTCAACAATGCCACATGAATGAACACGGTATCGAACCTCGCAAAGAGTTTCGCCCAGTGTACTTTTCTGGTATGTTCGCTCAACTTGACCGTTGGGGCGAGTAAGTGACAAATTAATAGTGCTATTAGTAGAGAGATATTTTTTCACAGCTCTCTTGAAATAGGGTGACAAATAAATAAGGTGTATAGTAGAGAGGTAAATTTTTCAGACCTCTTCGAAACAAAAATTTCTTTAAGGAGAAAAACAATGACGGTAGCAGAACTTAAGATGGAAAAGAGATGGGTAGGTTACACAACGATTAACGGTAACGAGAAAGTCCCAATGAACCCACTGACCGGTGGTACGGCAAAGTCAACAGACCCAGAGACTTGGGGTACGTATGCTGAGGCCATGACTGCGAAACAGCGGTACGGTTGGAAGGGTGTTGGACTGGTCCTGACTGGTGATGGTTTGGTAGGTATTGACTTAGATAGTTCATTGACTGAGGTTGGTGATGAACTTCGCCGCAGTGGTCTTGCGAAACACCTGATGTCGCTGGCCAACAGTTACACAGAGATTAGCCCAAGCGGTAAAGGACTTCACATTCTCGGCTATGCTGACCTGAACAAGAACTACAACACCAAGATCGGTAATGACAAGCTCGAGATGTACTACATTGGCCGTTACTTGACCTACACTGAAGACTTTGTTGACAATGACTTAACTGAAATCAGAAACATTCAAACTGCAATCGACGAAGCAATTGACTTGATCAATGCAGAGAAAAAGCCAACTCCTACAATGCTCGCTACTGCCCCTACGATTAATGCTACTGCACTGAATGTACAAGATGGCTCCTATGATGCCTTGTATCAAACACTGACGCTTAGAGCAATTTCTGTGATGGAAAATGCACAAGATGGACAGAAACATGCAACGAGAATTAAAGCAGGGAGACTGATGGGCGGTGTGCTTCAAGCATTCCGTGACATCGGGTACGAGACGATGACTGATGATGAGGCGGTTGACTTACTTTACAACGCCATGATTCCGGCTGATAACCACCCAAGAGAATATCGTGCTATCAGCGACGGCCTTGAATACGGGTTACAGGCACCCATTAACTTGTCTGAATACAACACTAAAAAGGTAACTAAAGAGATGAACGCAATCGCAGTAAACAACACTGGTAAGAAGTACCACTTGACTGACATGGGTAACGGCCTCCGTTTGGTAGACGCTTGTGAGAGTCGGTTGATTTGGGTAGCAGAGTGGAGAGCATGGTTGGTATGGGACGGTAAGCGTTGGAGAAAGGGTGATGAGTCGGGTGTGGTCAAGTTGGCCCACCAAGTCGCGTTGAGCATCTACGACGAAATCAGCCAAGAGTCCGACAAGTCAGACCGTGAGAAGGTACTGAGATGGGCTGAGCAATCAGAGTCACTCAATCGGATTAACTCAATGATTGCTTCCGCTAAGCCGTACTTAACGAAGAGTTCAGAGATCTTTGATACTCATGCACACCTGCTCAACGTAGCAAACGGTGTGATTGATCTTCGCACCGGTACCCTGATGCCACACAACCCCAGCTACTTCATTACCAAGTTGACTGACATCGAGTTCAACAGCATGACCCCTGCTCCGAAGTGGGATTCATTCCTGAACACCATCTTCATGGGCAACAACAACTTGATAGACTTTATCCAACGTGCAGTTGGGTACACGATTACTGGGAGCACCGATGAGCACTGTCTGTTCTTCATGTACGGTGTAGGTGCTAACGGTAAGAGCACGTTCCTTGAGGCGATGAGACTGTTGATGACTGAGTACTACGTAACCACTGACGTGAATGCGTTGCTCAACCACGAGGTCTCAAACAATGCTACTCCTTACGTAGCAAGTCTCCCGGGAATGCGTATGGCTATGGCCAGTGAGATGCCTGAGAATCGTAAGCTCAATGAGTCCTTGGTTAAGGACATTACCGGCGGTGGTACTATCACTGCGAGACACTTGTACGGTTCACCGTTCGAGTTCCAACCAAGTCACACGATTTGGGTTGCTGGTAATCACAAGCCAAAGATTCAAGGTAGTGATGAGGGTATCTGGCGCAGACTGCGTGTGATTCCGTTCAACGCTTTCATCGCACCTGAGGACCGTAAGCCAATGAGCGAGATTATGGCTGACTTTAAGGAAGAGCTTGAGGGTATTCTTGCATGGGCTGTTGCCGGTGCAGTCCTCTGGTACAAGTCGGGTCTGCCAAGAATCGCAGAGATCGAGCAAGCAAACAAAGAGTACCGTGGTGAAGAGGACATTCTCCAACGGTTCCTTGATGATGAGTGTGAAGTTGCTACGACCAACAAGGTTAGCAAGAGAGACTTCTACAACGCATTCATCACGTTCTGCCGAGATGAGGGTGAAACTGAGGCCGCTAAGTGGTCAATCAAGGAACTCACCCATAAGCTCAAGCGTAAGGACATCACCTTAGGCGGTAATGGCAGAGCATTTTACATGGGAGTTAAGGTGAATCAGACTGGATTCTCAGTCCGATAACCACACTTCGCAGTCCGTTAGTTACGAATAATGCGATTAATGCGATTCGTAATGCGAATAATGCGATTCTCCATCGCATTTTGAAACTTTTTAAGCTTTCGTGTTCACGAGAAAAAGTTTTAAAAATAGGGGTGAGAATCGCATTATTGCATTCGAGAATCGCATTCTTGATAAAATACTGAGAGAAGAAGGAGTAAAACAATGACTGATAACAACAACGAGATGACTGAGATGGAGAAAATGACGGTACTTTGGCAACACTTCAGCGGTCCTGCCTTTACGGAATGGACCAAGACGATACCTGCTAGTGGGAAAAGCACATGGACATGGTATAATGAGATGGCTGAGTTGTACGAATACGCTAAGGAGATGTCAAAGGACATCCCCTCTAAGTAAAAAGGAGAAACTGAACTATGATGAACTTTTGGAAGAAACCCCTGCCCGTTATCCCTGTGGTTGAGAAACCTGAACCACCGTTTACTGTACTCGAT